ATTTCATAAGGATAAAAATATCCTTTGTATTGCAACTAAGCAAGAAACAGCCAAAAACATGGTAACAAAGGTAAAATTCATGTATGAAAACTTACCTTCATGGCTTAAAATAGATGCCCCTGAAAATAATAAATTAACCCTACGATTAGCAAATGGATCACAAATTAAAGCAACATCAGCCTCAAGTGATGCAGGTAGATCCGAAGCAGTATCTTTACTATTAATTGATGAGGCAGCTTTTATTGATAATATTGGGGAAATTTGGGCCTCAGCTCAACAAACATTAGCAACTGGTGGTGGTTGTATAGCATTATCTACTCCTTATGGTACTGGAAATTGGTTTCATCAAACATGGGTTAGAGCAGAAAATAGAGAAAATCAATTTTTACCTATAAAACTCCCCTGGTATGTCCATCCAGAAAGAGACCAAAAGTGGAGAGATACACAAGATGAATTACTGGGTGATCCTAGAATGGCAGCACAAGAATGTGATTGTGATTTTAGTACCTCTGGTGATATTGTATTTTATCCTGAATATATAGACTTTTATGAAAAAACTTATATAAAAGATCCTATGGAAAGAAGAGGAGCAGACCAAAATTTATGGGTCTGGGAATCACCGGATTACACAAGAGATTATGTAGTAGTAGCAGATGTTGCTCGTGGTGATGGAAAAGATTATTCAGCTTGTCATGTAATCGATGTTGCAAATAATGTACAAGTTGCTGAATATAAGGGACAATTAGGTACAAAAGAGTATGGACATTTATTAGTTGGTTTAGCTACTGAATATAATGAAGCAATGTTAGTAATAGAAAATGCTAATATAGGTTGGGCAACTATACAAGTTGCTTTAGATAGGCAATATCCTAACCTTTACTATTCACAAAAGAGTGACTCCCCAAATGCTAATTCGTATTTTGACAAATATCAAGACCATTCAAAAATGGTAGCTGGTTTCACAATGTCCTCTAGAACACGTCCTATGGTAATAGGTAAATTTCAAGAATATATTAGTGATAAAGGAGTAACGATACAATCAAAAAGATTGATAGAAGAAATGAAAACCTTTATATGGAAAAACAATAGGGCAGAAGCACAAAGTGGGTATAACGATGATTTAGTAATGTCTTTTGGTATAGCTATGTATATTAGAGATACAGCATTAAAATTAAGACAGCAAGGTTTACAAGCTACTAAAAATGCTTTGGGAGGTATGACGGTAAATAGAACAGAATATCAAGGGGGATATGGTTTTTCAAAAGGGTCTGATAATCCTTATCATCAAGATATGGGGGGTAACAAAGAAGATATTAGATGGCTTCTTTAGGTAATATTTATAATAATAATAACAAATTATGGCTGATAAAAGCGTATTTACAAGATTAAAAAGATTATTTTCAACTGATGTAATTATTAGGAATGTTGGGGGTAATCAAATTAAAGTAATTGATAGTGGTAAAATCCAATCTACAGGTGAATTAGAAACAAATTCATTAATGGACAGATATAATAGAATATTTTCTACTAGTCCATCATCTTTATATGGAGCCCAATTTAATATCAATTACCAATATTTAAGACCCCAATTATATTCAGAATATGATGTAATGGATAATGATGCTATTATTGCTTCTGCCTTAGATATTTTAGCAGATGAATCTACTTTAAAAAATGATATGGGTGAAGTACTTCAAATTAGAAGTGCTAATGAAGATATACAAAAAATATTATATAATCTATTTTATGATGTATTAAATGTAGAATTTAATTTATGGATGTGGATACGTCAAATGTGTAAATATGGTGATTTTTTCTTAAAATTAGACATAGCAGAAAAATTTGGTGTTTATAATGTAGTACCTTATACTGCTTATCATATTGAAAGACAAGAAGGATTTGATCCAGAAAACCCATCTGCTATTAGATACAGATATGCTATGGATGGAATGGATAACTTAAGTTCAGGTATGTATCCGGTTCCAGGAGCAGGTGGTGGTAATTTAATGAATGAAACTGGTATATTTTTTGATAATTATGAAATGGCCCATTTCAGGTTAATATCTGATGTTAATTATTTACCATATGGTAGATCATATATAGAACCTGCTCGTAAATTATACAAGCAATATGTTTTAATGGAAGATGCAATGTTAATTCATAGAATTTCTCGTGCTCCTGAAAAACGTATTTTTTATATGAATGTTGGTTCTATCCCTCCAAATGAGATAGATGCATTCATGCAGAAAACAATTAGCAATTTAAAACGTACACCATTCCAGGATAATAAAACAGGTGAATACAATTTAAAATTTAACCAACAAAACATGTTGGAAGATTTTTATATACCAGTTCGTGGAAACGATCAAACAACTAAAATTGAAACTGCACCTGGATTACAGTATGATGGTATCCAAGATGTAGAATATTTAAGAGGTAAATTATTTGCTGCACTTAAAATACCAAAAGCATTTTTAGGGTATGAAGAAGATATTGAAGGTAAATCAACCTTAGCAGCACAGGATATTAGATTTGCCCGTACTATTGAAAGATTACAAAGAATAATACTATCCGAGTTAAATAAAATTGCTTTAGTACATTTGTATACCCAAGGTTATACAGACGAAACATTAACTAACTTTACATTACAGATGGCTAGTCCATCAATAGTATTAGAACAAGAAAAAATTGAATTATTAAAATCTAAAACTGAGTTAGCTGGTACCATGTTAGAACAAGGTTTAGTACCTTCAGATTGGATTTATGATAACGTATACCACTTTAGTGAAGATCAATATGATGAATATAGAGACTTATCCAGGGAAGATGCTAAACGTAAATTTAGAATAGCTCAAATTGAAGCAGAAGGAAATGATCCAGTAGAAACAGGTAAATCATATGGTACACCTCATGATTTAGCATCATTATATGGTAAAGGAAGAACAATGTCTGATCCAGGTAATGTACCTGATGGTTATAATGAAGATGATCCTAAATTAGGTCGCCCACAAAATACTATTACTAGTAGAAATAAACAAGATTCTAACTTTGGTAAGGATAGATTAGGAGTTGCTGGTATGAAAAATAAAGATAAAAATGATTCTGATTCTATACGTAATAATTTTAAAGGTGGTAGCCCATTAGCCCTTGAAGGTGCTAAAGTATCATTCTTAAAAAATAAACAAATATTTGAAGCTTTAGATAAAAAGAATTTAGTATTTAAGTCTGATAAAGACGAGAGTAAACTATTAGATGAAAACCAATTAAAGAAGTAAAAAACTTCACATATTTATAAATAAATATATTTTTTGATGAAAATAAAACACTCAAAGTACAAAAACACAGGGATATTATTTGAACTGTTAGTACGCCAGATTACCGCTGATACACTTAAAGGTGGTAATTCACCCGCTATAGATATCTTAAAAGAATATTTTGTAAACACTTCTTTAGGTAAAGAATATAAATTATATGAATCGGTACTTAAATCTAAAGTAGTAACTGAAGGTAGAGCTACATTAGTAATTGATACTATATTAGAGGCATCTACTAAATTTAATAGAAAATCTCTAAAAAAACAAAAATATAATTTAATTAATGAAATTAAAAAACATTATAATTTAGAATCTTTTTTCGGTTCTAAAATATCAAATTATAAAGAATTAGCAGCTTTATATACATTAATAGAAAATATTAATTCATCTTCTATTTCTAACCCTACACAATTAGTAGATAATAAAGTTACTTTGTTAGAACATTTAACTAAAAAAGAAGTTAACCAAGATTCAAAACAAACGGTACTAAAAGAATTTTCAAAATATGATAATGATGTAAGAACTCTTACATATAGAGTATTATTAGAAAAATTTAATGATAAATATGATGTTTTAACAACATCCCAAAAACAAGTACTTAAAGAATATATTAATTCCGTGGATTCAACCCCGGATTTAAGAAATTTTTATAATGTAAAAATTAATGAATTAAAAAATATTTTATCTAAAGAAACAAAAAATATTAAAGATAAAGCAACTAAAATTAAAATTACTGAAGTAACTAAATTTTTAACTGAGTTAAAGAAAACAGATAAAGTTGGGGATAATAATTTAGTTGATCTGTTACGTTATTATCAACTGGTAAACGAAATTCAGATAGCAAATGGGATATAAATATAAATTAAAAGAGATTGAAGTAGGTGATGAAGAAGTTCGTGATGGGTTTCTATCTACAGTAACAGATATAGATCCCCAAACAGGTGGTATAACTTGGGATATTTTACAAATACCTAATCTAGATAAATTATTAGATGAATCAGATGATTTAGTTAAAACCGCTAAAGGAGTTTATGTTAAAACTAAAGATGATAAAAAATTTCTAGAAATATATGAAGATTCTAGAAAATTAAGAAATACTATACGAACCCATATTCGAAACAACTACCCAGAAGAATATAAAAGATCAAGGGGGGTTAATGAAGAAGATATAGATGAAGCTACAGGTATAAATGGAGATGTTATTGACCTAAACCCAGGAAATAAAACAAAATTAGGTAATTATGTTAAATTGCCACACCATTTAGCAGCAGCTCTTTTAGATGTTGCTGATGAAATTATGGGTAAAGAGGCAAGTACTATTGGTTCCCAACCTCAAATAAAACAAGCTCTTGCATTACTAAAAAAAGCAGCAGAAAAAGCAATGACTGGAGAAAAACCAGTAGATGAAGTATCTACTTCTGGTGCAGCTGGTGCTTATAATACACCATATGCTTTTAGATTAAAAGGTCAAAAAGCAAATGATAAAGCTTATAAAGAAATAGGATATAAAGAAGTTAAAGAAGGAATAGGAGCTACATTAGGTCCGGGCCCTAAAGCATCTGAAGAAGGAGTTAAAGATAATGCATACGTAAAACAGTTTAAATATAAATTAGTTCCTAAAAATAAAGATGGCACTTATGTGCAAAAAGGAGCAGGGATGATAGTTAAAAAACTTTATTAATATGTATAACCGAAGTATTAATGAACAAGATGATAAAGCAGCACAATACCAAAAAGAACGTATTGAAGCTTTTGATGTTTTAGAAAACAGATTAGATGTAGTAAAAAAATTATTACGTTTAGCAAAAATAGAAACCATAAAAGCTTACAGAGAACAACCTAATACTTTTGCTGTAATAAAACCTACAGATATAATAGGAGACTATATAAAAGATATTGAAATATTATTAGATAAATAAATTATGAAACATACACCAAACCAATTATTTGAACAACTTTCAAAAGAATTTAGTTCTAAAAAAGATAAGGAACTATTAAATGAAGAATTAGGTCAAATAGTAACTTTAAAACCTATTAATACTATAGAAGCAAGTGCTAAAGACCCTTTTTGGACTAAGTTTGAAAATTTCCTAGCAGAAGGTGGAACTTTAGAACCTTTAGTTAATAATGAGGATAAAGTTAAATATAATTCTAAGGAGCAAGATGAAAAAATTAAAGCTGATCCTAAATTAAAGTTCGAAATGAACAACAAATTAACAGGTTTATATAAAACATCTGAAGCAGTTGAAAATATTGATTCTCATAATTATGATTATAACCCTAAGGTAGAAAATATTAATAATGTTAATGCTCAAGAAGTATTAAGTGGCGTTCAATTAGAAATTAATTACAATAAAGAATTATCATTAGATGAGGCAATGGAATTAGCAGTTAAAAACTTAGCTAAAGACCCATTACATTATGTAAAAGAAGGACAATTTGGTGTTAAAGGTTTGGGGTACACAGAAGCAAAAACACAGAAAGCAGATGGAAAACATGCTTATAGTGGATATAGTGAAAAATTAAAAGATTCTGATAATGCTATGGAAATAGTAAAAGAATCTATTAATGAATCTTTTGGTCAAGTAGTAACTACAGGAAACCCAAATTCACTAGCTGCCCAATCTGGAAACATGATTAGACAAATGATGGCAGAAAAAGAAGAGGAAAAAAAGTTACCTATGGATGAAATGGAAGATGAAGGTACAGCAGTATCTTACTCAGACACTACATCAGAAGCTGCAAAACCTGATTTTGCGGATATCGACGGAGACGGAGATAAAAAAGAAACAATGAAACAAGCCGCTAAAGATAAAAAGAAAAAAATGAAAAAAGAATCTATAGACAGTAAATTAGCAGAAATAGGAAAAGAAGCTGAAAAAGTAAAAATGGAAGC